GTAACCATTGATGAGACTTCAAGAAAGGTTTTAGCAATTCGTAGAAACTACGAACCTACAGATCCAAAAAGAAATAAGATCCAATATTTTGTACATTTCAAATTTCTACCGGGACTAGGATTTTATGGCTTTGGATTAATCCACATGATTGGCGGATTGAGTAGAACTGCAACTGCTGCACTCCGTCAATTGTTGGATGCAGGAACGTTATCTAATTTACCTGCTGGATTTAAACAGCGTGGTATCAGAGTAAGAGATGAAGCAGCTCCATTACAACCTGGTGAGTTTAGAGATGTAGATGCACCTGGTGGTAATTTAAGAGATGCATTTATGACTTTACCTTACAAAGAACCTTCAACAACTTTATTACAGTTGATGGGTGTAGTTGTACAAGCTGGTCAAAGATTCGCGGCTATTGCTGACATGCAAGTAGGAGAAGGAAATCAAGGTGCTGCAGTTGGAACTACAGTTGCATTATTAGAACGTGGTTCTCGTGTAATGTCTGCAATTCACAAAAGACTATATTCAGGAATGAAACAAGAATTTAAATTACTTGCAAAAGTATTTAAAACTTATTTACCACCTGTTTATCCTTTCGATGTTGTTGGTGGCAGAAGAGAAGTTAAACAATTAGATTTTGATGATAGAGTAGATATTTTACCTGTTGCAGATCCAAACATTTTTTCAATGGCTCAAAGAATTTCTATGGCACAAACAGAACTACAACTTGCAACATCACAACCACAACTACATAATTTGTATCAAGCTTACAGAAAAATGTATGAAGCATTGGGTGTAAAAAATATTGATCAAGTTTTACCTCCTCCTGCTCCAATGCAACCAATGGATCCAAGTTTAGAACACATAAATGCCTTAGCTGGTAAACCTTTTCAAGCATTTCGTGCACAAGATCATAGAGCACACATCACATCTCACTTAACTTTTATGTCTACTAACATGGTTAGAAATAATCCACAGATTATGGCTGCAATTCAAAAGAATATTTTAGAACATATTAGTTTGATGGCTCAAGAACAGGTAGAATTAGAGTTTGCAGAAGCAATACAACAGATTCAAATGCTTCAACAACAAGCTCAACAAGATCCACAAGCTCAACAACAACTACAAAAACTTTCTCAAGACATAGAAGCAAGAAAATCTGTGTTAATTTCTGAACTTACAGCTGATTTT